GCCCACTGGCCACCTCAATCATTAAGGGCATCTGAGTATCAATCAATCCGCCCATTTCTTCCTTGAGATCTCCGAACTCTTGTTTCAGGATCTTCGCCTGGCCGGCCGTCGTTTGTCCCAGGGCTATCGCAACCCCGCCGAGCTCGAGCTGCAGCTCATCGAGAATAACGCGCTGCGCCGCCATAAGATCGTTTTGCTCGACAAATTGTTCGATCGATTCCTTTTGTGTTTCGCTGAACGATATACCGATCCTGCGTAACCGCCCGACACCGGTGATCGGATCATTGAGGGCCGTTCCGAGCTGGACGATCGATTGCTGCAGATCCTGGCCGAAAAGAGTCGACATATCGGCAGCCAGCCCGATCGCCTCCGGGAAGGTATCGGTATTGATCATGGTAAACGTCGCCATAATACCCTCGGCGGCGATTACCAGCTCGTCGGCGATCCCCGTGGTCCGCTGCATCTCTCCCGCGAACGCGAACATTTCATTTTGAAGCTCCTGTGTCCAGCGGCCCGTTGATTTTAATGTTGAGATTAATTTCGTTTCTGCGGTTAGTTGATTGTTATAAGCGTCTAATAGATCTTTCGATACCTTAACGATTTTTCTTATGGCGAGCGCTGCCACGGTGAGCTCGGCGAAATACCCCTTTACCAGCTTGGTTAATCCGCCGATTCCTTTCTCGGCCGACTTGATCCCCTGCTGGGTTTTATTCTTGACCCCGATCTCTATGTCAGCGCTTGTAAACTTAGCCATGCTTTTTCTTCTTCCTATCGATCAAATCCAGCGTTTTTCCGTATTGATCCTTAACTACCGTAAATATGTCCATGATGAGCCAGTCCTGATCATCCAGGCCTCCGGCCCGCGGGAAAGTATGATAATCATGAACGTAGAAAAAAAGATTTACCCATCCCGCCCATTGCTGATATATTCGGACTCTATCGTCGCCCTCCGGGAACATCGTTATCGGGATCCCCTGGACCATCCAGTCCGTCGTTAAAGAGATTCCTTCAATTTCTCTTTCGCTAAAGGGACGTTCAGGTTTGTAACCTCTTCTTTTAGTAGATTGAATAATTCCGAATTACGCTCGTTTATTTTTCTAAGAAAATCAAGGCTCCATCCTTCAAAGGGAAAATCATCTGCCAGATCATTAATTCCATAGAATACCGATCGTGTCGCCATTGCCTCGGTCAATCCCCCGGCGTTTTGTTCGATCTGCTCGATGGTTTTATTCGGATCCTCTTGTTCGATTGCTTTATACAAATCCAGCAGGATTGCTTTCTGTTTCGTGGTATACCGTCTAACTTCGATAAATACAGTCCCTTTCGGTTGCCCCAGGAAGATCGATATATCAATCCTTTTCGATTCTTCCCTTCTGATCTGATTTAAATCGTACTTTTCGGCCATGCTTGCTTAACCTCCGTTAATTTATATTATGCGCTCCATTTTGTTGATAGAGCGTCCCGATGTGTAATCTTAATGAAATTCGTGCTGTCATATACACCCTCGAAATTGACCGAGAACGGTATTCTGTCCCGGCCTCCGATCGTCGGCGGATCTCCCATGATATGCGTTTTGGGAATATCGATTGACAGCGTGTAATAATATCCGGATTCGATCGTCTCCGTAGACGTGATGATCAGCTCGATTTGTACCTGGGTATTATCAAGGTATGCGTCCCGCAGCGCGTCACTTGTCGCCGTCCATTCGCACTCCAATGTCCCGGTCAGGGTCCCAAGTGTTTTATAGGCATGCGCCCGGTAATTACTCGCGTTGAGCACAAACCCGCCGTCGGTATCTATATTGTTGCCATAGGTTATTGTAAAACTGTTGACGTAAGCGACCGGGGTTGTATCGATCTCAACCGACCCCATGTGAAATGTATAAGGCTGTTTTGTGCTCGGTGATAAGGTCTGTTTCGATACACCGTCGGTTTCATCTTTTCCAACGATCTCAAAATCAGCCGTTACCAAGCTCCCCTTTGATGCAGACAGCGTGAAGTTGTTCACCGTACATCCGGAGTATATCGAGCAGTCGATACCGCGTTCGATTTCCAGCGCAAAGCTGCCGAGATCCGTCGTCATGCCGGCCGGTGTGAATACGTGGTCATAGGCTGTACCGCCCGAACCTTGCGTTGTAACGTTCGGTGCTGTCGACCATCCAGTGTCTCCATTCGTGGCATCCGTCACAGATCCATTATTAGCGTTTGTAATAGTCACTACCTCGGATGCCACGCTCGCCCCAAAATCGGCCTTGGCGTCGACTGCGGATTGTAATGCCGAAGCAACTGCTGTATTAACCGCATTCTCAGCAATCCCGACGATGATAGCTGTTTTACCCGTTAATGCCGGATCGGCGGATCCTTTACCGGCCACATCAAACCAGGCATAATATTCTGTTGTCGGATCGTTAAAAGTAATGTATTCACCGCTCAAACTGCCCGATGAATCTGCCTCACAGGTTATTTCCGTGACTTCCGCTTGAGAAGTAAGCACCTGTGATGCGTTCGCCTCAGCGCCCAGGGCCATATACAGCAATAGCCCGATATTGTCGGGATTAACGACGATTGAAAACGGCCCGCCGATATCGTGGGCGCCGTGATAATATTTGTTTATGTTCCGGGACCCGAAAACATACGGCGCTTCGAGTTTTTCAATATTGCTCTTGATATTTTCGTTTATCAGCTCAAGATAAGTGTCAACTGTCCCGCCAGCCCCGAAGCTGGCCTCCTTGATGATCCCTGCCTGCCCCTGCGCTCCTGTTCCGATCGGTGGCATATTATTTTACCTCCATTTTTTTAAATTTTTTATGTTTCGGCTTTACTTCTTCGAGGACCTCGCACAAATCTTTTACCTCTTCATAATCCTCATCAGGCATCAATATGATTTCATCAGGCCGCCTTGATATTACCCGATGGGCTTTTGTCTTAAAAGGGCCTTTTGTTTTTATTTTTTTCATTATGGCGCTCCGTACACATAGGTATATAAAATCGTAAAATCGAAATCGAAAATTATGTTATAGCTGTCCTCTCCCTGGAAAACCATTATTGCTCTCGGGACCGTATATTCTGCATAAGCCCCCCGGGACCCGTCGACACACATTATCTTTTCTATGTCCTCGAGGAAATCGTTCAACTTGCCTTCAATATCATCTTTCGCATAATAAACGCCCCGTAAAACCACATTTAATTTTGATAATATGTATTGCCCCGCGATCGTTTCATCCTCTTTTTCATCGTTCCGCCAGAGCACCATTATTGCCGGCTTGTCTTTCGGCAGCAGCTTATTCCAGTTATTAGGCTCACGCGTGACGAGGCCGACGTTTTCATTATAGTCGTCGACCTGTTTAATGCCCTTGAGCGTCGTGACTATGTTGTCGAGGATGCTTTCGCGTTTAACCATTTTTCCACTCGCACTCTTAATTCCTTCTCGAATATTTTAAGCCATTTGGCCCTGTTATCGTCCCTGGCCGGTTGTAGAAATGGCCGCGGGCCGCCGTGCTTTGTCCCGCGGTGCTCCCAATATTCAGGATAATTAAAACCAGTATCCGATCTTACATTTGTCCCCACATGGCCTATAATTTCATTTCCCTCGATTCCTGCCGATGAACTGATAGATCCGATTAACCGGCTGCTATCGACTGTAAGTCGTTCCGGCCTCGGGCCCCGGAGATAGTTCTTCTGGATCTGGCCGGCGATCCATTGTGCAGCGATATGTATAGGCCGTAAGGCTAGAGGGAGAATATTTCGCCCTAGATCTTCAAGGTCTTTTCGAACCTTCTTATCATTGATCGTTATGCTTATATCTACCATTTTTTCTTATACTCCCTTAAGGTCCTTAGGGCGCTCTTCGGAATATCCGTCGTTTCAACCGTCAGGCTCCCATCCCCGACCGTCCGGCTTACAACACCGAACCGATTTTCGTCGCTGTTTTTAAAAAAATATGCGATAAGCTCAAGGCACGCCTGCTGCAGATTGTAAGGAATCGTGATATACCCGGCTATATATGTAACTTTAAGGTTCTTAACCCCGGATATAAAAACCCCTCCGTCATAAATGATCTTACATGCCAAGCCCTCGGGCATAATCACCAGGTCGCCGCTATCGATCAGGGTATCGGCGCCGTAGGCCCGGGCCGGGTCGTCATACACGCTCGTTAGCGTCGTGATAGGATATTGATCCACTAAAAGCGTATTTGACCCGTCCCCGCTGTAATATTCCGTAAGAGTGCGGGATTTCAGCAATCGGTCGGTTTCATTGTTGCAAAACCAGCTTGCAGTGTTGATATAAAACTTAAGCATATTCTCCTGGTCCGCATCGTCTGATTTTGCGCCCACGAACGCCTTTGCCGTGTCTATATCAACGAGCTGGTTTACTGTGTCTACTATCGGGTTGAATCCCATTTATTTATTTGTGCTCTCCCTGATCATCTTATCCTGGGGCGGCTCTGCCTTTTTCTTTTCCGATTTCTTTACCGGTTCCGCCTTTTTCTTGAGATCCTCGACGTCCTGGGCCACAGCCTCAAAAAATGACTGCTGATCTGCCTCGGTATTGATGCTCCTTGCTTTTTCGACTAGATCCATAACACGCCTCGCTTATCGTTTTTTATAGGG